TGCAGGAGTGAGAGCCAAGCAGCCGATTGAGTTGTGGAGTGTTCCGAGTCCGACTGTGAAGCCTGTTATGTCAGGGGAAAGAACTCAGCCGTTGGCAGGATATGCGATTACATATAACTTTGAGAATGTTATTCCTACTGAGCAGATAGCTCACTTCAAGTACTTTAACCCTGTGTCTGAGTGGCAAGGGTATGAGAGTACGTTTTGGGGATTGAGCCCGTTGAGGTCAAGTGTTAATATTATTTCTCAGAAGAGATATGCTGATGTGGCACAAGGGTCGTTGTTTGCGAATATGGGGCCAAGTGGTATTGTGAGTGGTAATGCACGACACAGCGATCAGGCTGAGTTGACTGCTGAGCAGGCGGTTGCGATTAACGATTCGTTTAGACAGAACCACATGGGCGCCCACAACGCTGGAGACATTGTTGTGACTCCGAGTGACCTGAAGTGGGTGCAGATAGGCTTGAGTCCTGTGGACATGGGTATATTGGACTTCAACGCTGACTTGGAGCGACAGATAGCGAACATATACGGATATCCATCTCAGTTGTTGACTCCGCAGGGAACATTGGCGAATAGTGAGACAGGAGATACTAGAGTTATCACTAACTGCGTATTGCCATTGCTGAGAAAGATGGATGATGTGTGGACTAAGATGGCTAGACAATGGTATGGAGATAATACCTTGGTAGTAATGTCTGATACCGATGTATATCCTGAATTGGAAGGTGATAAGAAGGAGTTGGTGCATTGGATGCGTCAGGCGATGGTGTTCAGCCAGGATGAGATCCGTGAGGCACTAGGATATGGAACGATTGTAGATGAGACTCAGGTGTTGGTTCCTACGAACTATATGCCGTTGGCTGACATGAGGTCAGGGGACTTAGAGGTTGATACTGTGCCGAGTGGTCGGAATGTACCGAGAGAAGACGAAGACATCGAAGACGATGATACAGACCAAGATTTTGACTAAGAACTTTGTAGCAGTTGATGGGATAATAACCGTCAAGGCTCAGAGGTTGGGTGAGGAGTATACCTGCTGGTGTAAGGCCGAGGATTATACATTTGAATTCAAGGAAGGAATGAGTACAAAGGATATTATAGAGCAGACTATAAAGCTGCTTTCTGTAATGCCATAACTAAATATAAACACGATGATATCAGAAGAAGAATTCTTGAAGGCAGAGATTGAATCTCTGAACCTAACGATGAACAATGAGCTATTTGTAGGCTTGGCTAAAAGTGTAGCTAACTACTGCAAGAAGTTTAATCCTAGTAGTGTAATTGACTACGGATGTGGCACAGGAGTGTATAGTGAGGTGATGCGAGAGGAGGGATTTAACATCATGGCACTAGATGTGTTCAAGAGCCACAGAGATTACTGCAAGGAGCAGTATAGCGAGTTGAAGGTGATTGCTAGACCGAAGGCAGCAGAGATGATGTTGTTCATCGAGGTTGCTGAACACATGACTGACCAAGAGATTAAGAATGCGATTGATGTTATAGAGCCTGAAATGATATTGTTTAGCTCTACTCCACATACTAATGCTAACGATGCAGAGTGGGGACATATTAACATCAAGCAGGAGGAGGAATGGATTGCATTCTGGAAGGTTCTAGGGTATAAGGTATTAGAGAAACCATCAACTCCTACGACATGGACTCTGATGCTAGAAAAAATTTAATCTACTTTATTTACTACGATGGGTCATTAAACCATTTCCATGTATTGAACTTAAAGTTCTTGCAAGAGTATTGGAATGTGTTTGATGGTCAGAGAATAGTTAAGATAGCGGTCAAGGGTGACTATAATTTGGCACCTATTGTGGATATGCTGCCGAAAGACTGTGACTATCGAGTGGTGCAGAACGATTCGAAGTATGGTGAATGTACTCACTTCTTAGACTCATTGGTAGAGATAGATGGTGGCATGACATTCTACGCACATTGCAAGGGAGTTACTCGACCTCAATGGTCTGGATTAAACATTTGGATTACACATCTGTATCGAAAGAACTTGACTACACCTCCTGTATTGGGAGATAAGCTATTTGCAGGTGTTTGTGCTAAGTTACTGCCGTGTCCTCCGTATGTTCCGTATCCGTTTCACTATTCGGGATCATTCTATTGGTTTGCTACCGATAAAGTTAAGGCACGACTAAAAAATATGAATTTGACCCTAGACAAGTACTTGACTGAGCAGTTCCCAGGTATTATGGCCAATAAGGATGAGTGTATATTCGGATTTGGAAGCTCAGATGTAAATCATAATTTTTACGAGGAGAGAACTTGGAGATATTTAAGATGAAAGTAATTTATTCGGTCTTGTTCGGAGATTACGATGATGTCAGTCCTGCCCCTAAGTTTGAGGGGTGGGACTTTGTGTTATTTACTGATAATGCAGAGCTAAAGGTTGATGGATGGCAGATAAGAGTGGTGGATGGCATTACAGATAGACAGAAGGAAGCTAGGAAGTACAAGCTTCTATCACATTTGTATCTAAGTGAATACGATTTGGTCTGCTATGCTGATGCTAATATTTCGTTTGTGCATGAGCCACCTAGTTTCCCGATATGGTTTAAGACTCGTGCCCATTTGGATGTATACACTAGGGCCAAGGAGTTAGTGAATGAGGGGAAGGTAAACGAGGATCAGGTCAAAAGGCAGTTTCGGTATTACTTGGAAAGTAGGTACAAGGATAAGGCAGGATTACTAGAGACTAACTTCTTTGTTCGGTCAAATCGAGATGCATTGCAGAATATCTTGATGGATGGTGTCTGGAAGATTGTGCAGGATTATACTAGCAGAGATGAGTTGGCATTTCCTTATGTTATTCATTGGAGAAATATAAGTCCTGAAAATATCAAGCCACATAATGTTATGGCAACCTTTGTTACTATAAATAAGCACAAAGGAAAGGTAGAGGTTAAGAAGAGTGTTCAGGTACACCACATAACACCTGGTAGATCAGACAAGAACATAGGAAAGGCAATAAACGATTTGATTCGTGGTTTGCCTGACGATGATTGGATTTGTCTACGAGACATTGATACGCTGCCGATGTATCACGAGAAGATATATCAGCAATGCGAGGAGATAGCACAGAGAGGTGACTTTGATCTAGTTGGCTGCATGACAAATCGGCTAGGATTGCACTATCAGCTTGTAGGAGGACAAAAATCAGATGATTCTGATATCATGAACCATAGAAAGATTGCAGTTGACCTCTATAACGAGCATGGAAGTAATGTGATGTTTTTTAATCAGGTTATTGGTGGCCTGTTTATGCTGTTTAGCAAGAAGACTTGGTTGCTAGTAGGAGGATTTCCTGAAGGAGGAATTCAGATTAATGGACATTTCTTTGACTACCATTTCTGTAAGCAGATAATGCGACATAGACTACGGATTGGTATCGCTAAAGGTATATACTTGTTTCACTACTATCGATTTGAAAGTGGTCAAGATACTAGAAGAAATATTAGTCATCTTCTATGAGTTTGTATGTTTGATAGTTTTTTTCAATCTTTGTGTATGAATGAGGATTTAGATTTCGAATCTATCGAACAAAAAAGCTATTCAGATTATCCTGAGGCAGTTAGAAATAATGCCAAGAGGGTTCTTAAATATGTTGAGCAGAACGGATGGGGGCCATGTGGCACAGATGTTGGAAAGCAGAGAGCAAATCAGCTTGCAAAAGGCGAGCCTTTGTCAGTAGATACAATCAAGAGGATGTATAGCTATCTGAGTAGACATGAAGTTGATTTACAATCTTCTAGCTCTTACGAAGATGGCTGCGGTCTATTGATGTACGATGCATGGGGAGGAAAAGCTGCACTATCGTGGAGCAGGAGTAAACTGAGAGAATTAGGAGAAATAAAAGAACAGAGCAATATGGGTTTTCTAACTAAAGGTATTAACCAAGGATTTCAAGATGCCGACATGAAGCAAGGTGTTGTTTCAGGTTATTTTGCAATGTTTGGTAACAAGGACTTGGATGGTGATGTCATCGAGAGAGGAGCATTCGCTAAGACTATCCAAGAGCGTGGGCCTAATGGTAAGAAGCTTATCAAGTATTTGCTAGATCATGACTCTAAGAAATCTGTTGCTCTTATTACCAACCTAGAGGAGGATATGAAGGGTTTGAGATATGAGGCTAAGATTGGTACTCATAGCTTGGGTGTTGACTTCATGAAAATGGTAGAGTCAGGACTTATTAACCAGCATAGCTTTGGATTCTCTGTACCTAAAGACAAGCAGTACTTTGATGGCACTAAGAAAGCTAATGTTATCAAGGAAGTTATTATGTACGAAGGATCAGCAGTACAATTCTTAGGAGCGAATCCTGAGACTACATTTATCGACTTGAAGTCCGAATCAGATGCTTTTGAATACCTTGACAGACTAGAGAAGTTTGTTAGGACTTCTGACGCTACGGATGAGACACTTGTCAAACTAGAAGAAAGACTTAAATCACTTTACGAAGTTCTAAAGCCGAAAGAAATCACTTTAGAAGAGGTTAAAGCCGATTTGGATAGTAATAAATTAATTGAATCACTTAAATCTACATTTAGAAATCATGGCAGAATTGCAAATTAAAGAGGTTCAGGATTTTCTAGCCGAAGAGCTACAAACCCTGAAGAAAAACTTCTCTACTGAAAGAGAAAAAGATGTTGTTGGATTTGACACTAAAGTTAAAGACGCAATGGACAAGCTTACTGCTGATATGCAGTCTAAGCACGCTGACATCCAGAAGGAAATGGATAAGGCTCTTGCTGACATCACCGAGAAATCTGCTGCTAAAGTTGAGCGTAAGAACTTCGGATGGTCTTTGCATGAGACTTTGAAGTCTAACCACGCTGAGATGGTTAAGAATGTGAAGTCTGGTAAGGGTATGGAATTGACCATGAAGGATTTCAACTATTCTGACTTCACTGGTTATGAGCCTTTCGTAACTGACTTCAGAGACCCAATCTTGTTGCCTTACGAGTCATTCCAT